ACAATAACTTTGATGAATTCCAGATCATTATGGATTATAACGATCTAAATTGATGATTTAAGATCGTTTGATTATCAAACGGTCTGTTTAACACAAACATATCATATCTAACCTGCTCTTGTTAATAACTTTAATGCCAAGTAATCATCACTAGATCGTTATAATTTATAACAATCAATCATCACCTACAAATGTTTCTTTCTACTCTTTGTAACATCATTTATTAGTCTCCTTTCTTTCAGTCATTCTTCGCCCGATAAAATAGTTGTTTGTTCATAGTGCCTCCTAAACATAAAAAAAGGGCGCAAACCGGATTTCTCCAGTTCACGCCCCTTGCTGTGCCCAATTATGGGCTGTGCTGTGGGCTATGACTATGGTAGCATAAAGGTCGTGCTCCCAATCGCCACCATCTCCGCTAAATAGTGCGGAGACTTTCGGAGGCGGTCTTCAATCCGCCTCCGTTCTTTGGTAAGGTCAACAAATACCAGTCCACACCCTGCGCAGTGTTGGTTACCTGGGTGAAACTTCACAAGGACAGCCTCTTCGTCCCCGTGCATCCGGAGGAAGTCCTCCAGGTAATTCCCCTCAGAAGAGGGGTCTAGATTGTTCCGGAGATAACTCCGGTCAGCCCGCTGCATCTCGTGGGCTATTTTTTTCATGGCCGGGGAGCCTATCTCCCCGAACCTTTCATAATCCTTAAACTTATATCCGTACATATTCTTCTCCTTTCATTGCCTAAGTCGTGGCATATGTGCTATATAATCTCAAGCCCGAGGGCCTTAATGGCCATCAAGCAAGAGATGGGGTCCTTTCGGACCCTGTCCTCTAGGCGACGCCGTGCGCCCCTTAGGACTTCCTCGGAGAAGATGGTATGAACCACCCTCCCCTCGGCATCCAGGATACGGATGAATTTATCACCCGCATTACCTTCAAATTTTTCCCTGGCGGTCTCCTCGCCGTCAGGGAACTCGACGAGGCGTTTTGGCCTGGCAAGAAACTTCCTTCCCTTCTCATCGTAATAAAACATCTTTTTCTCCCTCCCATCTATTTACTGAGATCAATATAAGATTTACCCCACTCTCCGCATGTAGCGGAGAAAAAAATACGCTCGCCCGCAGGTGACACACACGCGGAGAGCGCAAGTTTCATACTCTCCACGCGACCCAGTTTCGTCGGTGAGCCATATCGTGCCCATCGACCCACAGGCTGAACATTCCAGCCTGTGGTCCATTCTTTCCTTAAGCATTTTTTCCTCCTTCCTCTATGTATTGCAGCCTCCGTGCTACCTCTAGTGCTCCCCGTTTATAGACGCACACACAGATCAATCCGCTTTCATCATACACAGCCCAATAGCGGTTGTACTTTTTGATGCTCATTTTTCTCCTCCTCTTGAATTTCTTGAATATCTTACTTTAACTTTTTCTTCCTGTTATTTGTAAAGAAATAGTTTGCTTTTTTTCAGACCAACTCCATGATGTAGTCAGGTTCTAAACCAAACCACTCCTGGCAGATATCAAATGGCAGGTCTCCTTCTGCCAACCTTTCACTCAAGGCATCACGTGCGGCCTGAATAAGAGCATCTGCATCTTCCGCTCTCATTCCATCTCGTTTCATCAGAACTTCTTTGATCGATTCTTTCATCATTTCCTCCTTTCTTTTCTTATTTTTATTTATCATAACACAATTTTATCAAAAATGCAATAACTTTTAACACTGTAAATGAATAAGTTGATGAATTCCAGATTGTTATAAAATAAAACAATCTTTATTATCAATCAAGATAGTTTGATAATCAAACAATCTGAAACCAAATTCACTAGTTCGTTATAACCCATAACAATCTAATCTCCCTTACTCTCCATCCCTGCTAACACTTCCTCCAAAGCTTTCCTTTCAGCTTCTTCCCTATCTTTATCCTTCCTCTCTATTTCCTTCCCTTTCCTTTCAATCTCCTCTGAGGTCATCTTTTCCTTAACAATAATTTCATCATCATAGGCATTGTTAAACAGACCAGAAGGTCTAGTCTTCTTAAATATCTCAACTGCTTCATCTAACATCTTACTCTTAACTCTGCCTTCAAATGGCTTAACACTCCCCTTATTATGCATAATGTTGTAAGCTCTTACTAAATTACTATTCTCCTCTCCTACTTCCTTACCAGGATCAATTCCTTCATCTCTCAATCCTTCAAACATAATAGCAGATCCTAATTTCTGAAACCCTCTCTCCTTAAGACTCCTTTGGTATAAACTCCTTTTTGTCAAATACCTATGCGCATCTGCTACACTCTCAATATGTACACTTAGTAACTTATTACTCTTCAAAACTTCCTGTAACAGATCCAAGCTCCATGCTATCAACTGACTCATACTTTTAATCTCATAACCTTCACTACTCCAGTACTTATCTAACTCTGCTAACGTCATTATACTAACTCTACTCTGCACTGGAATACTAGCCTCTTGCCTAACTTCCCTACTAATCATCTTTACACCTCCTAAACCCACACATGAAAGGAACTTCAAACCCTCTATCTAACAACTTCTGCCTAAACTCTCTCATAATCTCTCCATATCCCATACTTCTATTCCACCCTTCTCTTTCTACCTCTCTCATAATCTCATCAGCTTCTTCTTCATCTCTAACCCACTCACTAAAATAACTCATTACATCTTTAACCTTCCACAACGTCCTCTCCCATCCAGAAGCATTACTTTCTCCATCAATTATCATTGCTTTATCCTCCTTAAGTTATTTTTGTTTGCGGTGTTTGCTTGTTTGCCGTTTGTCACGTATGCGTCTCAAGATATGTCCAAACCACCCGTCACGTCCCTGTTACCTTCTAGTCTAGACACTACACACTACACACACAGACTACTACTACTATATATACTATATATATATATATATCTCTCTCTCTTCTCTCTCTCTCTCCTCTCAGAGAGAGTCACCCATGGATTTGACCCCGATGGGTATATCTTAAGACGCATACGGAACATACACCAAACACCAAACATGCAAACATCATATCAGACCTACACACCGCATACAAGGTAAAACACTGTACAATTAGTGATAGATGAACCAACTTAGAATTAACTAACTTAGGTAATTACTAGATGGGATCAAAAGTATGTGATGACCTAGATCGTTATAAACCATAACGAACTGATTAATCATAAACTAAGATATGGAATAACTAAGGTGTGACTAAGGTGTGTGATATAGTATATAATTACCTGCTAAGTTTGTGTTATTTCAAGTTCGTTATAATCCATAACAATCTAACCATAAACCAACTTTACACCACACCTAGTTTGTCATATCTCAAGCCCAAGTTCACACTTGTAATAACGAAAAAAAAAAAACCTCACACGAGTTAAACGCATGAGGTTTTTAGTGGTTAGTGTTCGGACACCTAGTTAACTAACTACTTGTTTTTCTTATCTTTCTTATCCTCTGGTCCACTCCTCTTAGCAATTTCTGTCTTGAGGTACTCCTCAATAGTCATGCCCACGGCCTTAGCGGCATTTATAACAGCCGTGACTGGATCGACTTGCACCTTCCCAGGTGCCTTAAAGTCAATCTCAATAACTTGGCCATTATCCAAGGCGTCAAAGTTCCTTCGTCCTGGACCGTTCTGCCAGCTAATAACAGCTGAACTTACCGCCTTTTCAAACACCGCAGCCAGTGGCACACCTTCAAACCTAACTTTCAACCTTACCGTCTTTGACTCATTCGAGTCCTTGTCTGCTCTGATCGAGCATGCCTTCTCAATAATCACATCACTTACAATGTCATTCAAGTTCATCTTCTCACCTCATCTCATCTCATCTCATGAGGTGCCCGAACCTAACCTTATTCAATTATCAAAGATCCTCAATTTCAACCCCATTATACATGAAATATCCCTAATGTCAATCTTTATTTGATCATCAAAGGGGGAAATGCGTTCTATGTTTCGGGGGGTTAGCTCTCTCTCATTTTGGTAGTAGTTTAGATAAATGTACAAAATCGTACATTTCACACCTATTGAATGAATAGGTTTATGACAAACGAGATTGTTTGAATTTATAATGATCTATTATCAATTACTAGTGGATGAAAGGTTGTAGAAATACACAAAAAATTTCATTGACATTTGTTTGTAGGCCATGTATGATGGGGTTAATAATATAGTAAAGTGAGGACTTCATGAGCAACGGTTTGCAAACGAGGGAAGGTCTCTACGGGTTTGAGTTTCTAGACCATGATAAGAGAAGAACAGAAGGTCGTAGAACCTACGAAATCAAACAGATGTGGCAAAGATCTCATGAAATAGTTAACCTCGCACTCCTCGGATACAAAAACACTGATATAGCTGAGATCTTAAACATATCTCCATGGACAGTTTCTAACACCATAAACTGTGAACTTGGTAGTAAAGTTCTTTCAGAAAAACGAAAACTTCGTGATGGAGAGTTTAATAAAGTAGGAGAAAAAATAAGAGTTCTCACAAACAAGGCATTGAAAGTCTATCACGAAATCTTCGATGATGAGTCTGGAGAACTTGGACTTAAAGACAAGGGGCAATTTGCACAGGAATTTGTCAAAGAAATCTCTGGCCTTCGTGCTCCAACCAGAATTCAATCTCATAGCATAAATACTACATTAACAAAGGAGGAGATCGAAGAGTTCAAACAACGAGGTATGAATGCTATAAATGTAGGAGGTAATTATGGCAAAGAAGAAGGGGAAACAGAAGAAGGCCAAGAAAACTCAATCAACTACAGTAGTGGTAAGGAAGAAGAAACATAAATGATCTGGAATTGTCTAAATCATTTCAATGAGAACGAGAGTTGGGGTGACCCTAACAAAATGAACGGATTGTTACTCCTAACACTGGACAAAGTCAGAGACATTTATGTAAGCCATTTCATAATTCACTGTGGTTTCTCACTAAGTGGCCATACTCCTAATTCAAAACACTACTCTGGTAACGCAGTTGACTTCCACATAAATGATAACTATCACATCTCACTACAAGCTTTTGAACTTACCAATATTTTTGAGCTCTTACAAATTGATAAAAGTATAGGATTTGGAATTTACCCAGATTGGACCTTTCCTGGATTCCATCTTGATGTTAGAGATACCAAAGCTCGTTGGGGCAGAATTGCTAACAACTATGTTTCTTATGAAGAAGCAATTGCATATTCGAGGATGAAGTGATTAAGTATACTAAAGGTTACAAATACCAACTTTACGAACCTACTAAATTCATCACTGACGTTCATCCAAGCAATGATATAGAAACCAACTACCTAACACTCACAACTAATGGAACTCTCTATATCAGTTTCGGCTACGCATGGGATGGGGCTAGTGGACCGACCATAGATTCAAAATCCTCTATGCAAGCCTCTCTCGTCCACGATGCACTTTATCAACTTATGAGACTCGAACTCCTCGACCAAAAGTGGAGAACTCAGGCAGATCAAGAATTCTTCAATATCTGTGTCTCAGACGGAATGTGCAAACTGAGAGCAAAACTTTGGTACTTGGTAGTGAGAGGACTAGCCAGTCCAGCATCTAGCCCTAAAAACAGAAAGAAAATCTACACTACTGGGAGATGAAAATGAAAGAGAAATTCTTAGCAATTTTATCCAAAGCTAACAACGTAACCTTAGCAATCATAGCATTCTTCATCATAGCATCATTAATAACAGTTGGCTATTTCTGTCCTGACGCTATTATGAAAATTATAGAAGGAATCTTTGGATAATTCAAACTATGAACCTTCTAACTCACAATGAATTTCTAACACTATCAAAACAGTTTCCTTACTATGATAGTAAGTCAACTACTTGGAGTCGTTGGGATTATATGAGCCTAGTAATTGATGAAATTAAGCTACTTAAACCTTCAACAATCTGTGAAGTTGGAACAGAAGGTATAAGTCTCTGCAAGGAATCATTTATTCTTGATCATAACTTAGACAATGTCCCTTATCCAGTAAAAGACAAGCAATTTGACTTATTCATTGCATTACAAGTTTGGGAACACTTACATAATCAATCTAAGGCATTCGATGAAGTTATGAGAATAAGTCACAATGCAATCTTGTCGTTCCCTTATCTCTGGAACACTGATAAAGAAAACTGTCACTATATGATTACAAAAGATAAAATTAGTGAATGGACCTTAGGAACTAAACCAGAAAAAGTCATCCCTGTTAAGAACCGCCTTGTTTACGTCTGGAGATTTTAACAATGCCTAATCCTCAAATCACAGTAGCCATAGTCTCCTGGTTGAGAGAAGAAAGGCTAATAAAGACCTTAGAAAGCATTCCTAAGACTACTTCTCTCCCACTAAACCTCTGCCTCCATGTCCAAGGTGAAGAAAAAGTAACCAGTGCAATGAAACAAAGAATCATAGATTCTGCATCTGGTTTCGTTGAAAAAGACATCTACTTCTCCTCAGGAAATGGAGGAATCGCTCCTCCTCGTGCAGCTAATCTCAAACGTGCAGCTAAAACACCTTACATCTTCATGTCTGATAATGATATGGATTATCAGCCAGGGACAATAGATGCAGAATTAGAATTTTTAGAATCTCACCCTGACTATGGAATGGTAGACGTGATACATAACCAACTTGTCTACCATCGTACTGTCAAAGGAACAGAAATCACCTGCATTTCAGTAAGCACTGTCTCCAGTCCTTACATTGACGTAGACCTAATCGGTGGAACTTCTCAACTAATTCGACAAGAAGTAGCCCTAATCCCTAACATCATTGACATAAGATACTTCATCGGATCTTGGGACTTTGACTTCTCAATGAATGTGAGGAAAGCTGGATGGAAGATTGCTACTCTCACAGACCGGAGACTAACCGCTTACAACGACAGAGGTAACCGCAAAAGCAATTATGGGCAAACTAAGGAAAACAAAGAACTAATTCAAAGAGGTCGTAAGCTATTTGAATCAAAGTGGGGATTCTCTTGTGTATGGTTTCCTCATAAAAGAATAGAAGTAAAACCACCTATTCGGACTGACACAACAGTTGTCTCAAGAGCTATTTACAATGAAATAGGTCCAACTCATGGACTTGGAATCATAGATGAACAGCACCTAACCATGCTACAAAACAACTTCATAAACTCTCTAAAAGCTCAAACTGACCAAGAATTCAAAATATGTCTAGCTGTAGGTCCTGAAAACTGCAAAGCTACCAGACTAATCAAATCTCTAGATTGGGGCAACCTTAATGTCCAGTTCTTATACACCTCAGGAGACCTATCTCAGTGGAAATCTTCAGTCGAAAGTTCTAAAAATTGGGCAAAGGAAACAGATAAAGGAAGTCCTGAATACATTACTAGGCACCTAGACTATGTTCGCACTCCTATAATGGCCAGACTTGACATAGATGATTGGGTTGCTCCTGGTTGGATAGCCCATATGAAATCTATGGCCAACCTAATTGACGAAGATCGTTTCTTAATCAACTATCAAGTATTTGGTCAAGCACCTGATGGCCGAGTCTACAAATTCTACGCTCAACACAATAGATCTCGAACAAGCCCATTCATGGCTATCGTGCAAAAGAAAGAAATAACAACTGACATCTACGAGACAGTTCATCTAAGAATGGGAAACTTATTCGATTCAGTCTACACCATTCCTCCTTCTTACGCATTCATGGTAGTACATGGAAGTAATAGAAGCAACCAAGTATACGAACTAGATACTTTCTCTTACATAAGAGAATCTAAACATGAGGAAAACAAAGTTCAAATAAACAAAAGAATAATTAAACCTAGGTCTTGGCGTGGCAAATTAGCAATGACACAAAGATCGTTATGTAATCAAACAATCTGAATGAGGTGAGAAATGAAAAAAATAACCACTTTACTCTTAGCTTTACTAACATCTCTGATGATCACAACAAGTGCAAATGCAGAATTCTTCCGAGATGTTATAGTAACTTCTCCAAATGCCATCTGGACTGACTCACGTACTTATGCCTCCATCAATGACGCAATAGCTGCTGTCGGCTCAGATAAACGTACAATAGTTATTGTAAACAAACAGGATACAACTAACCTAACAATTCCATCTAATGTTACGCTAAAGTTTGAACGAGACGGTTCCATATCTAACTCTGGCCAACTCACAATCAACACTAGAAACATCATAGCTGAAAGCAAACAGATATTCATAGGCACAGGTGACATAGATTTCATTGATGGAAGTGTAATAAAAACCTCCTGGTTCCCTTCACTCCACAAAGCTATCACTTTAACTAACGATGACTCTGTTACCTTACTAGTCGACAATCAAGCTCATATAACTACTTCATGTGCCTTAGGTAACAATGTAATCCTTAAATGGGACTCATCTAACAACATTATCCAAGTTGATGCAGGTGTAGAATTCTCTAACATTAAAAATATAGAAGCTGGGAATTACCAAATCTTTGCAGGCACAGGAGATTATGACTTTCTTGACGGAACAATCTTAAAATGTGACTGGTTTTCAAGTCTTCGTGCAGCCAATTCGTATATTGAAAGTGAGGAAGTTACCTTAGTAATTTCTAAGTCTACTTCAATAGACTTCGACACAACTACTACAGAAAACATCAACTATCGAATACTTAAAGGTGGATATCTTGACGTAGATGCTGGAGTTACTCTTACTATAAATGGCACTGTAGAGGCTGGCCCTTACCAGATAATTACAGGAGATGGAACTATATCCATTTCAACCTATCCACAAGAAGATGCTTGGTGGGGACTGGATCAGTTTCTCAGGGCTAATGGATTGATAGATAGTCTTATTATATATAATCCAGACTACAATGAGGCAGATCAAGGCATAACTGGTGGTGGAGAAACAGTAAAAGCTTATGTAGATACAATAGGAACTAATTCTGGAACTATCATCTTTCGCCATAATTCCGGTTTAGCAACCACTACCTACACCTTCTCCACAGATGAGACAATCCCCTCAAATATCAGGGTGGTAATCGAAAAGGGAGCCGTTCTATCTATTGCCACAAGCAAGACCCTCACCATCAACGGCCCTTTCTCTGCTGGTCTGTATCAGGTGTTTAGTGGGGATGGAACAGTCTCTTGGGGAGGCGGAAATGTAAAAGAAGTTTATCCTGAATGGTGGGGAGCCGTTGGTGATTTTGTTCCTGCTACCGGAGTAGGAACAAACAATAGAGCCCCTATCGTATCAGCAATAACCTCCATCCTTAACGGCGGAACATTAAAGTTTGCTCCTGGTAGCAAGTATAAAATTACGGGAACCCTTGGGGCCGAAGCGTTCAATGTCTCTATTCCTATTGTTGGAGCAACTAATTTAGATATTGATGGAACTGGAGCCTACATCTATGAGGGTGCTCAAAACACTTATGGAATATTCAACATTAGAGAATCTGATGGCGTAAAAATTCATGGATTCAGGGCATATGGATACGCTTGCGATACTCCAAATAACATGTCACAACATGATTATTTTGTGACTGTCTCGACGTTATCTTTTAATGTGTCTATATATGATAACTATATCACTAATTTTGCCGGTGGAGCTGTTGGAGTTAGGGGATCGTTTGTGTCTGGAGATGCAAACGAGACATCAGAGAATGTGAGGATTTATAATAATACGATCAAAGAACGGTATGGAAGCGGAACCAGAACTCCTGAAGGGATGGGAACAAGGACACAAAACGGTATTGCTATAATAGACGCTGATGGAGTCTCTGTAACCAATAACACCATTTATGGACGTATAGATATCGAGCCAAATTCAACTGAGGATCCAGCAAACCAGTACCCAAGGATACGGCATATTGTTGTTGACAACAATGTATTTAAGTCGGGTTTCGTAACTCCCATTAATCCAGTTGGCACAGACTATTGGGGGGACGAGACACTCAACAATGACGAATCCGGTAATACTGTTATTGACCAGCAGATCAATGTGGGCGGTGCTGCTACATGGACTGCACCCGGTTATGCTGACTATATCACCCCGATTCAAATTAGGAATAACTCGTTTGAGCATGGGCTTATCACTGTGGTGGAACAACCATACAGAATCATTGTTCAAAATAATTATTTCAAATATGGAAGAATGGAATTAGGATCAACGAATACAGCATTACCCTCTAACGATCTTCTTATAAGTGGAAACTATGCGGCGAATATATTCAGCGGTGAGACAGAATTTATCTATCTCAACGGTCTGATATATAACAGTATATTTGAAAACAATTCCTGCAATATAGCATCTGGATATTGCATAGCGTTTAAAGCGTCCCCTGCTGGAGATGGTGGACGGAACTTCTTCTGCTCTAACAAAAACACATCATCGACTGCATCGGGGGCGATCTCTGGAACACCTAATAGGGATAGTTACTATGCGAACAATGTTTATAACTTGCATAGCGTGTTAGCGGATGTAGAGCTAACTTCGGCTGAACATGAGATAAGTTTTGCAGATGTTATAAAGCCAGGGGGCACAAACAATGTAGTCTCTATTAATCTTACGGGCGAAGGTTATGCGCTACGAAGTTTCAAGTATTTCCCTGATGGAACAATTATTCATATTCTCTGTGGTTTGTCTGGTGTTGATACTTTAACTATTACATATGATTCACTCTCTATAAGATTAACAGGGGCAACAGATTATGTAATGGGGGGGAGTGATACTTTGTCTCTCATAATGAAATCAAACATAGCGTGGGAACTATCAAGAAGTGTTAATTAGATAGATAGAAGCGGACGGCTGGGTGCTAACGCTTGACAAAGAATCGACAAAAAAATATTGACAAAACACGGCTACTTTAAGGCAAATGGAAAACGAGCTCCAACAAATACTCTCAACTTGTGCTATTTCAACAAGGGCGACTGCTCAAACTTTCTTTCCTGAGCGCTTTCACTTACCCTTTGCTGATAACGTACATGGAGAGATATTCAAACTAATAGACGGCCCTGCGCAGAAAGTAGCTATTGCAGCACCTCGTGGCTACGGCAAGACCTCTATCGTCGCTCTTGCATTAATGGCCAGATGGATCCTGTTCAACCATACAGGTTTCATCTGTTACATAAACAAGTCTCATGATGCAGCTTCGCTTCAAACTGAAAATCTTCGTCGTGAGCTTGTGTCTAATAGATACATAAAAGCCTTCTTCGGAGACATTAAATCTCGAGGGGCTGCAAAGACGGAGTTTGAAGAAGTGTTTAGTAAAAAATCTTGGGTAGCTTACAACACACTAGTTTGGCCTCGTGGAGCTGGTCAGCAGGTTCGAGGTGTCTTGTTCAAGAATGATCGTCCTGGACTTATCGTAATAGACGATCTTGAAGACCCTACCAAGATCAACAATGATGAGATCCGCAAAGCTTGGTACGAGTGGCTATATGCAGACGTAATCAAAGCTACTCCTCGTATAGGCGAAGGTGCTAAACATTCTAAAATAGTCTACATTGACACTCTCAAACACGAAGACTCTGTGCTTCAAAAACTACTTGACTCACCTGAATGGTCAAGTGTACGACTCGAAGCTTGTGATGACAACTTTGACTCGACAGCTCCTTTATTCATCTCCACAGAGGAAATAAAAAAAGAGTGGGAGAACCATGTTAATGCAGGACAAACCGACGTGTTCTTTCGTGAATTACGTAACCTACCTATTTCCACAAAGGACTCAGCATTTAGAACTGACTACTTTAAATATTATAACTTACCACATAACAAAGTAGCAACTGAAAATGACTTACCTTTGTTTGACGTAGAAGTTCAACAAGACAAGAACATTGAAACAGTAGTACTTCTAGATCCTGCAAAGACTGTAAAAATTCACTCTGCTGAAACTGCCATCGTAGGCATAGGAATCGACCTTACAAGTGCAAGAGTATTCGTCCGTGATGCTATATCAGAGAAACTCTATCCAGACGAAATCTACGATGCTCTCTTCGGAATGGGACTTCGTCTTAATGCTAAGGTCTTAGGGATTGAAGAAACTTCACTAAACGAATTTATCAAACAACCTATCAAAAACGAAATGTTTCGGCGTGGAAGTTTCTTTGAACTAATCTGGCTTAAAGCTCGTGGAGGTATGAAGAAGGAACTACGTGTAAAGGAACTAGTCCCTTACTACCGTGGTGGCTACATCTACCACAACGCTTCGTGTGCAACTATAAAGAAATTAGAACAACAACTCCTTATGTTTCCTCGCAGTGCTCTATGGGACTTAATGGATTGCTTAGCATACCTCATAGAAATGCTTGAACTTGGCGAACGCTATTTCAGTCCTGCAGAAGATCCTACTGACATAGAAGCTGAATACAAAGAACTCGAATATGAAGAACCTATCGATGATTGGAGAAGAGTATGACACCATTAGAATATGTATCCTGTGGTTTAGTTATCTCAATCATATCTGGAATAATTGGACACACTGTAGGATCAAAAGGCAAAGTTGGAAATAGTACCTGTTCTGAGCGGAGAGATTCTTGCACAGCTACTATAAATGCTAAACTTGACAACATTGTAAGTGAGATATCTGATCTTAAAAAACTAGTAATCAATGGCAGTAGACGACAATAGATCGTTTGATTATAAAACGAACTTGAGGTAAAACCAAATGCTCAGACAATTAAGAATAGGCGGAAATGCTGACATTCTCCAATATGATGACGCTGAATATGATTCAGCTTTTGACACAGACCATACAATAAGAGTAGGAACTGCTCCTGCTGATGACACGGATGTAGTTAGGAAAGCAGACCTTGCTGGCATGGTCACTCCAGGCGGTTTAAGTGCTAACAGACTAGTTGATACAGATGCAGATAGTAAAATGAGGTCAGTTACTAACCTTACAACTTATATATCTGGAACAGCTAACAGAATCAAGGTAACAAATGATGGTGATGGATCTGTTACAATAGATAGTGATGGAACTACTACAAGTATCACACTAATAACATCCATACAAGCTGGTGGAGATGGAACTATAGGCTTTCAATATAAGACAACAACTCTAACAATATCTAAAGGTATTGTAACAACAGTAGGTACCGAATCTGACTGGATCAATGTGTAGGAGAACTATATGTACATAGTAAAAGGAGAACCATCTTCTTGGAAAGAAAACTACTACGAAAAGGATAGCTTTGACTACGACTATCCTGATGGCCTTGATCTCAGACCAGACAGCGATCTACACAGAAGTCTTCGTTCCAAGATTTGGGAAAGAGCTAGAGCATCTAGAAATGAAATCCAAAAGCGGTTCGATTCTTGGAGACAAATAGACAGAACCCTAACTACTTACATCCCACTGAGTGATGCTGAAGAAGGTGCAAAGAACAAAGATGATCGAAAGCCTGTATCAATAGTCTTTCCCTACACCTACTCAATGCTCGAAGCACTACTCACCTACATGATAATGGCTTTTGTACAAGAACCTATCTTCCAATACGAAGGAGTCGACGACAGCGATGTCTACGGAGGAATGCTACTAGAACTCATAATAAAACTTCACTGCATAAAGAACAAAATAATCCTCCCACTACACACAGTTCTTCGTGACTCTCTTGCATACGGAGTAGGTATTGGAATACCTGAGTGGGTAAGAAAATATGGTAAGAAAAAAGTAAGCTCTTCAGTCCTAACTTTCGAAGGCAACACTTTCGAAGACCACTGGATCGATAGTCTAATCTTCGAAGGCAATGCACTTAGCAACATCGATCCTTACATGTGGCTCCCTGACCCATCTGTTTCTAGCTCTGACATTCAAAAAGGTGAATTCGTAGGATGGGTTGACAGAACTAACTACATGACCTTATTAAGTGAAGAATCACAAGGTGACTCAGGATACTTCAATGTCAGATATCTTAAGAACAAAAAAGACAAACGCTCAACACTTGCACTTGATCAAAGTGATCGTGAGAAAAAGTTTGGAACAACTACTAACATAACGAAGGATTTGGCAGGAACTACAAATCCAATAGATCGCATAAGGATGTACATAACACTTATTCCAAAAGACTGGAAACTCTCAAATAGCGAATATCCAGAGAAATGGTACTTTGAACTTGCTAGCGATGACATAATAATAGCGTGTGAGAAAGCTGACCACAATCACGGAATGTATCCTATGGCAGTTGCTAGTCCAGAATACGATGGATACTCAATAACGCCTATTGGTAGGCTAGAAATCCTCTACGGACTCCAGCATACGTTAAACTTTCTCTTTAACAGTCACGTCTCTAACGTCAAACGCGCAGTTAACGACATGCTAATTGTTGACCCTTATCTCGTAAACATAAATGATCTTAAGAATCCAAAAGAAGGCTTACTCGTAAGACTTCGTCGGCCTGCTTGGGGACGTGGAGTTGACAAGGTTGTTCAACAGCTAGCAGTCAATGACATTACCAGGGCAAACATCTCTGATGGAGCCTACATAACTCAAATGATGGATAGAATCTCTGGTGCTGATCAGTCAATGCTTGGATCACTTCGGACTTCAGGGCCTGAGCGCTTAACAAGATCCGAATTTCAAGGGACTCGTGGAAGTGCTATAAGCCGACTCCAGCGGCTTGCAATGATAGTTGGTGCACAGTTTATGCAAGACATAGGTGCTATGTTTGCTTCTCACACTCAACAGTATATGACACAAGAATCGGTCGTAAGAATTACTGGAAGATATGTAGAACAACTTAAAAACATCTATGGGGCTAAAGAACGAGTAAGAGTATCACCAAGAGACATTAACATCGACTATGATTTAATCGTAAGGGACGGATCAATTCCTGGAGGTAACTTCTCTGAATCATGGGTGCAGTTATTTCAAATCATAGGTACAACACCTGAACTTATGCAACAATTCGATGTTACCAGAATCTTCATGTACATAGCTCAGCAACTAGGAGCTAAGAACGTTGAGGACTTTAGACGAAACATGAACAACGTGCAGACAATTACTATGCCTGATGAACAAGTAGCACAGCAAGCTCAGGCTGGAAATCTAGTACCGATGGGAGAACTTCAATGATAAAATCAACAAAAGCTCAGTTAGAAGAATTTAAAGGATCTTTCATTTGGAAGGACATCTCAGATGAGCTGGAGAACATGTCTAAACTTGCACTAATTGAATATGACATAGTTGGTGAACCAGTCATAGATGATGAAGGTTATAGAAAAACACCTACGACTGGAGAGACTTTAATTCATCTTGGAGATATAAAAGGGAGACGGAAAGCAGTGCAGTATTTCCTATCTATCCCTGACATCCTTATAAACATCTTGGAGGACAATAAAGATGACACTGAACGCGAATAAACCTACTGATCAAGTAGCAGTTAGTGAAATAGCGCTGTATGCCAGAGAAACTCGTGCATATATAAATGCCTTAGAGGCTTCAATACCTCCTGGATCATACATAGCTATCACTGACCTCATTGTAGAAGCTGGAGCTACACACTTAACTATAGGTACTCAGCTTAGTAAATCAATGATTGAGGTAGTGTTTGTTTCAGGAGAAGGAATTGCAACTATTGAGTACATTTATGGTGGGCTTAATGGACAGACTAAAATCTTCATATTTAACAATAGTGTTGTCTCCTTTAAAGATGGTACAAAAGACAATGGAAAGATCTATCTTAATCAACTTCCAATATACACCAACTTTAATGCTCAGGAAAATGATGTACTGGTGCTAACCAATCTTGATGGAAATGGTTCTACTATCTTTGGATGGTGGAAAGAAATCTTCCGTCAAGTGGCAGTAAAATAACTTAGGAGGAACTAAACTATGGGTGATGAGCTTAATAATGAACTTGATGAAATGATGAAGGCATTTGGAGAGGATTCAATAGGTAATCAACCTGAAGAAGAAACTCCAACTACTGAACAGCCTGAAGAGCCAGAAGAAGGTCTTGAAGAAACGCCTGCAACTGAGAATGTAGAAGAAGAACTTGAGGAGCCTGAAGAAGAGCCACCTGTAACACCACAACCTACTGACGAACGAGATCAGGCTATGGAGGAGTTACGTAAGAGAATTGACGAACTTGAAGGTGCAAAACAGCAGATACAGGAAGAACCTACAAAACCTGACGATCTTACTCTTGAAGAAATTGACTTCATTGGTGATCTAGATCTTGATGAACTTACCAACAACAAGTCAACGTTTAACAAACTCCTCAACAGTGTATATTCGAAAGGAGTTAGCGATGCTAGAAACATTACAAGTGAAAAAGTCCTCATGTCAATTCCTGACATAGTGAGAAACAATGTTAGTATTATTACAGAGCTAAACAAAGCTAGTGAGGATTTCTATGTTAACAACGAAGATCTCAAACCATTTAAAAAAGTAGTAGCTCTTACTTTTGAGGAAATAGCTGCTAAAAACCCAGACAAACATTACAGTGAACTCATGGATGAGGTAGCAACTGAGACTCGCAAAAAACTTCAATTACATAAGGAGGTTAAACAATCTGAAAAATCAAAAAAGTCTCCTAGACTCCCTAATAAGGGAACAAAGTCTGGGAGTATAGGAGAGAAGCCGGACACTAGTTCACTTGAAAGTGAAATAGAATCTATGAATAAATCAATAGGGAGGTAACTTAAATGCTTGAAGATAGATTTGCACAACATGATAAAGAAGTGGTAGACAAATTCATTGATCCTGCTACATCAGTAGAAATGTCTACTCGTGATTATGTAGTACGTCCTAGTGCTCTGACTGCACCTATGACAGTTGTACTTCCAGCTGTATCAGAAGCAAAAGGTCGTTTCTACTCAATTGTTGTCAGGGCAGCTGATGATAGTAACACAGTTACTATATCTGACAGAGATGATTCAGAGCTTTGGAGTGACATAGTTATGAATAGCAGGGGTGATGTAATGTTGTTCTACAGTGATGGTTTGTTCTGGCATAGGTTAGCTAATATAACCAGTATGTTTAGCTATGGATATGACTATACCAGTGGTCAGCAACTGTAAAATTAAATAATTTATTAGGAGGTAACTAATTATGTTTTTAGGTATGCGTGGTACAGCTGATTGGGTAGACGGCCAGCGTCCTATGAATTGGAGGCAGCAGATCCTCTATCTCTATCCTAACGGCCAAGCTCCACTTACAGCTATTTTGTCAATGATGAGCTCTGAGTCTATAGATGATGCTCAATACTATTGGTGGACTCAGACTCAATCAACAGTAATGGGAGACGTTGATGGTCTTTACACAGTCCCTGACATGACTGCTGCATATGCAGGTGGTGGTGTTACAGGCGACATTGTTTATGTACAGGTAGCTACTTCCCTTGCTAATCGTATCAGAGGTGGACATCAGATCCTTCTTCGTGATGAAAGTGATTATCGAGTAGATGTGGTTGGTAAAGTTGTTGAGGTTGTCAGAGGCACGACTGTTTCTATTCTCGCTGTGAGACTGCTCGAGGCTGACGACAACTCTCCTGACAATGACCTTCAGGACTGCGACTCTTTCAAAATCATCGGTAACATTAATCCTGAGGGCGGAGAGATGCCTGATGCTATTGCTCTCAATCCTGTGAAGGTCTTCAATTACACCCAGATCTTTCGCACGCCACTTTCCATCACAAGGACTGCACGAAAGACTCGTCTCCGTACTGGCGATCAGTATCAGAAAGCCAAAGCTGAAGCACTTGAAATGCACTCGTGGGAAATGGAGCTTGCATTCCTTTGGGGAATTAGGACTGAAAACACAGGAGACAATGGCAAACCTGAGCGGACCACTATGGGAGTCATCAACTTCATCCGTCAGTATGCAGCTGAAAACTGTGATGACTATACGTTGAATACTGATTATACAGGTCAGAACTGGACAGTCGGTGGAGAAGCATGGCTTAAAACTATGCTTGAACGTATCTTCCGTTACGGTGCTGACTCGAAACTGTGTCTGTGTGGTAGTGGATTCCTTCTTGGTATTGACGCACTTGCCCAGTCTAGTGGACAGATCAACATCCAACCTGGACAGAAAATCTACGGTATGCAGATTCGTGAATGGCTTACACCATTTGGGTCTATCTATATGAAAACTCATCCGTTGTTCTCTTATGATCCGACTACTCGCAACATGGCAGTTATTCTTGAACCTAAGGAACTCGGCTATCGCTACATCGACGATACGAATTTCTATGGTGAGAACTCTTCCAAGTCTCATCCTTCTGGATATGGTCAGCGACGAGTTGATGGTACTAATGAGGAGTTTCTGACTGAAGCCGGTCTTGAATTTGGTCTTCCGCAGAAATGCGCTGTGCTTAATGGTGTAGGTTTGGACAACAAATTGACACCGTAATCTATCTAAACGGCTGGGGAAGTAGGTTCCTGCTCCCTCCTTCCCTACTTCCTCAGATCGTTTTAAATTATAACGAACTGAAATAAAGGAGTATGAGTAATGAAGTACATATATGACATCTGTGGTATTCCAACTAAGACTGTTAGAATTCCTGTTACTGACACGGCAAAAACATTTACATCTGATAACTATACTAACAATGGAAAGCCTGCAATAGCAGTCTTAATCACATGCGAGACACATAATATAAGGTTTGCGTTTGCAGGAGCTGTACCAACACAGGGGGTAAGTGGTCTTGGTCATATCTTATTTGCCAACCAAAGTATGAGATTAGCTAATGGTTATGCAATAAGAACACTTAGCTTCATAAATGCTGATAATGGAAATGACGCAGTTATTCAAGCTACCTTTGAGTATGATAATTAGGAGATAAAATTATGTTTAGGAATAGTATATTAGGTCCAGTTCCTCCAGACAATGCTCCTTATGCAGATACTTGGGATGGAGATCAGAGAGCTATTACAAAGAATGTTCTATATGATATAATTAAGTCTCCTCCACCTATTGGAGAAACAAATCCAGGTATTGTTAGAAGTGCATTTGATGAGATTATTAAGGTATCATCTGGCCCACTTAACACTGCAGAGGTTAAAAGTACCCAGATAAATAATTATGGTCAGGGAGCGGCTAATAACCTTCAGACCCTTCCTACGGCTGCAGAAGGTATGAACTTCA